GGCGGTACAAATCAGCAATAATTTTTGCATATATATCTCTTGAAAAAGGAAATTGCCCGTATCGTTCCAGGGCCTTCTCATCAATATTTACCACATCTACACCTATTGTTTCAGTGGGCCGGCTGGTGACCAGGGTATCAAAGTAACGCAGGCGAACCGATTCAACAAAGGTAGGATCTGCTATGCGTAAGGCTGTAACAAGTGCTAAGGTTAGTAGAGCAGTCCACGGACTGACAAGTATTTTTTTGAACATCAAGTATTTATTATGTGATGTGGTTCAGCTGGGCGAGAAAGCAAACTGTTCAGAAACTGATCTATGCTGTCAAATACCACTTGTTCTACGGTGCCATTGGTACAATGTATTAGAATGGTTTTTGGAAAAGATGTGTTTTTCATTGTATTCTAAATTTCACGTATTCGGTGATCAAATCTGCCACATCTACACCGCAGTAGCGTTCAAAGCCACTGAAGCCAGGATTTGAGTTGGCTTCACACACTCTGAAGCCTCTCGAGTCAAACAGGAGATCAATGCCGGCTATGTCTAAATTCAAGGCTTTGGCTGTTTCACGTGCCAGGTATTCTATTTCCTCGGTGAGCGGGTAGTTTTCTCCAGTGCCGCCATTGGTGATGTTGGCACGGAAGTCACCTTCGGGTGCAGTACGACGCATGGCACCTATGACCTTGCCGCCAATGACCAACACACGTAAATCTTCGCCAACTCTTTCGCCCAAATACTCTTGTACAATCATTGTTTTCTTGTTGCCAAGATTGTCAATAAATTCCATCAGCTTCTTGTAATCGCGTTTGCGTTCACACAGGTACACGCCCTCGCCATACGATCCTGTAACTACCTTGACCACGCAAGGAAAGCCGATGTTGTTTTCAACCAAGCCGTCATCTATAGGCAAACGTACCATCATGGTGTTGGGAATAGGAATACCTGCACGGCTCAATATTTGACTGCTACGCAATTTGTCTTTGACCGTTTCAATAGGCAAGCTGCCGTTGATACAGGGTACACCTGCCTGTTCAAAATGTCTAACAACTGCCAGCTGGAATGGCAGTATTCCTGCACCCAGTCGCACAAGAACCAACTTAGGCAACAACATATCTTCGCCTTGGTATTTGATTCCACTGTGTATGTCTTTGTTTACAATAATATCAAAATCGTCAGGATGACACATGCGAGCATCAATGCCCTTGGCTGTAAAACTTTCAACCAATCGTTCAGATTCGTATTCGTTGCGATCTAATTTAGTCAGTATCAGTACTGTCATCTGTGGCCTTTGTCCAAGTTACTATTTCCCAACGCCCATCGTGGTGTTCCACCAGAGCTGTCATTGATTCTACCCAATCGCCATCGTTCATGTATACCACACCGTCTATTGTTTTGATTTCAGCATGATGTATGTGTCCACAAATGACTCCATCAAATCCACGCTTCTTACAATAGCCTGCTAAATTTTTTTCAAATTGAAAAATGAAATCTACGCTGCTTTTTACTTTGTGTTTGAGATAACGACTCAAACTCCAATAACCAAAGCCCAGTCGATGTCGTACAGCATTTAGCGAACTGTTCAAGTTTAACACAAAGTCGTAGGCCTTGTCACCTAAAAAGACCAACCAGGGTGCTAGTTTGCTAATGCCATCAAATAGATCTCCGTGTGTGACCAAGTATCTTAGACCATCTACTCCCACATGCTCGCACTGGTTTGCTATTTCCACTTGGCCAAAGCCCATGCCATACGGTATTAGTGGACGAAGAAACTCGTCATGATTGCCTGCTATATATATTACCCGTGTACCTTTTTTAGCATGGCCTAATATTCGTCTAATTGCGTTGGTGTGGCTTTGTTTCCATTTCCACTTGTTCTGTTGGATCTTCCAGGCGTCAATGATGTCGCCGACCAGGTAAAGCGTATTGCAGGTATTGTGTTTGAGAAAGTTATTGAGTTCTTCGGCTTTGCAATCTCTGGTACCGAAATGTATGTCACTAACAAAAATTGAGCGATAGGTTTTGGATTTCATATCCATATTTATCGCTCAAACAGACATTGGGTCGTTACAGTTTTGTTAAACTACTTTTTAATGACTGTTTCTTCTTGCGTATTTCTTCTATTTCTTTTTGATACTCGGCTTGAGCTTTGGCCGTACTACGTTCGTGTGGTATCTCAACAATTCGGTGCATGGCATAAGCGACGGCTACACCAAACAAGCCACCGGCAATCTGTACAAAAGGTTCAATAGACATACGCAACTTCCTTTAAGAAAGGATATTTCATTATCATAAAATCTCTATACTCCACAGGTATATAAAATTCAACGCTGTTTCTGCTGGTTTCAAAATAGCCACCTGCTTCTTGTACATACAAACTGATGTCATCTGCTTCAGGATGACTGTCCCACTTACTCATGGTAAATGATATCATTTTTGCTCCTTTGTCGGCTTGAGCCGATCTTATTATGGTACTGCTACTGCTTAGTTGCCCTGTCTTACTGTCACTGTTCCACAGGCAGTGGCACAGCTTTGTGTTACCGAATAGTTCTGTCCACCTGTTTGTGTCAGATTCACTGACGCTGGTGCCCCTGCATTTATCAAAGTTATTGCCGCCGTGTTGGCGCCACCAGCCCCAGTGTTGCTTTGATTTACCACCGCAGAGTTGCCATTGCCTGTGGAATTGATGTTGACGTAACCTGCGCTGATTCCTGTTTGCGTTGTGGTTATGTTGTTGCTGTTGCCTGATACTGTGGCAAACAACTGATTACGTGCTGTGCCAGTTTGTGTAATACCCACGGTGTTCAAGTTGCCCACTATGGCCACACTGGAGAATTGTCCGGCATTAGTGGCAGTATTTTCCTGTACTACCGTTAACGTATTACCAGAACCATTCACATAGTCAAACTGATAGTGTCCGCCAGTATCCAAGCCGGTTGAATTACCGTTGGCATCGGTGCCTTGATTCAGGTTAAGTGTGTTGTTACCACCTGTGGCGGCCAAGTCAATCAGGTTGTTGTTTGATTGCTGGCGAACGGTAATGTGATTGCCTCCGCCGGTGATGGGTGCGGCCGTGGTGTATCCTGGTCCGTTTGCAGTACTTGTTGCTCCGTCAATACGGTTTCCGGCACCTTTTTGTGTAATATTAATGGTGTCGCCTGTGCCAGTTTGATTTATATAAATGCTGTTGTCACCCAAGCCAGGCATTCTTGAGGCCACTGAGTCGACCATTTGTTGTTGTGTGCCAGTGATGGTTGAAGATCCACCTGTGTCAGTTGTACTGATCAGTGTAGCGGCGCCATTGTTGGCGGTAGTCTGACTACCATCGCTGTAGTAGGTAATGGTCACAGGCTGGCTGTAGGTAGATGTCACAGATCCTGATGTTGATGTGGTTGTGACAGTTCCGCTACCTGTTCCTGTGACACTGGGCCCCCAATAACTGGCACTGGTAGCCATCATTGATGTGGGTACTATTTGCCAGTTGCCATTGGTATACCAGTAAAACTGTACCGCGGCACCGCCACCATTTTCATAATACCATATGTCGGCTGACACTATTTGTCCGGCTGTGAGATAGATACTGCCTGATCTAAATGTGGTACCTTGTTCGCACCAACAGGCAGTTACTACAGTATTGTTGATGGTTAACTGATTACCGTCGTCACTGGCTACTCCAAAGTAGTAGGTACCTGTGGTAGGTGCTCTCAAGTAGCCCTGAAAGTGTATGATAACTCCATCATACAGTCGGCTGTCTAACACTAACCCACTGCCCCAGTCATAATTGATTGATGTGGTTACACCTGTAGTATCTACAGTTCTGTTGTTAATGCTGGGGCTTGCGCCGCCGCCATAGTAGGTGGTATAGTTCCAACCTGCAACAGACTGTGCGTGAACTCGATCGCAGTAACCAAGTCCGGCAATTAAAATAGCAGAGAACAAGTAGGCAAAGAATTTCATGTCAGTTCTGCTTGATTGTTATAATGGTGTTGCCACCGGCGTTGATGCGATTACGAATGGCAACATTTTCACTCTGTGTCTGTGTAACCGTTGAATTTTGTCCGTGTGGTGTGGCGACGCAACTGGTGTTGTTGCCAGAGTCTGTGCGACATAGTGTAACACTGATAGGATCAACAGTGGCTACTACCCCAGATTCTTTTTTGTAGTCCGGTAGGATTCCGTTGGTTTTTGGTGCCAATAGGTTACCAAACTCTGAGGCCAACTGTTCATTCAACAAGGTCAACACATTGGCCAGAAAATCTTGATCTAAGAAATTACGTTGTAGTGCATTGCTCATAAAGGTTGCATTTTGTGCGGCCAACACACTACCAAGATCGACACCCTGTAGGAAGTTTTGGCTAAGTGCCGACACAGCCATTTGTTTTTCTTCTTCACGTTGCTTGAGAGCGTTTTTGATTTCTTGCGGAGGTGCCAGGATCAGGATGTTGCTGATGCCATCTTCATTTAAGCGTAGTACAGCAGGTCGAGTTGGGGGTACATTACGTGCTGTTACCTTAGTGCCTTGGAATGGTTGATCCAATGTAACTGATCCAGCATCATTGATAACATCAATTTTACCAGTCTTGCAAAGTCTTTCTATTTCGTCCGGCATCATGTCCCGGCGTGGACATGATGGCAATAGGATTACTGTACTTTCACCCAGTTCGTCCACAGTAGCAGTAAAATCAGTACCGCGAACAGCAACGGTTGCAGTAGGAGTGTTAATAGCAACCTTGTTAGGATTGTTGTGAGCAATCGCCCCTGAGGCGTAGCGGACTGTGCCTGAAGCCATGTTGAGAGCCAGCTTGCCAGCATCTTTATTTTTTGGATCGTAAACAAATTCATCAATGACCAGTTTGGAGTTTTCATTTACTTGTACTTTGGTATCATCGGCAAATACAATACCAACTTTGCCTTTGGTTGTGTTGATGGCATCGGACATTTCCACGCCCGTACCTTTGGTGCCGGTCAAGGTTGTTTTGGCACGTTGTATCTGTGCCGGAGTATTCACTTGCTCGGTAATGGTGCCGACTGCGGCGTCGCACGTAGACACGATACCCAGCAAGAGTGTGAATATTCCTATGGTGCATATTAACGAGTTTGGCGTATGGTCCATGCGTTGTTGCTACCGTTTGTTTGAATGTTTGCAACATTATTGCCACCTGTGGCTGTTTGATTTACGCTAAACGAGTTACTACCACCAGTTACACCTAAGATCAAGGTATTGTCATAACTACCCGACTGCGTCACTGTGTAGCTGTTGCTGTTACCAACTGCGGCACCACTCACAGTAAGACCAGTGGCATTGTAACCGCCAATGGTAATGTTGTTACCATTGGTACCACCATCTTGGGTCAAGTTGTAGGTGTTGTTAGCACCAACACTCTGTACATTGACCTGTGTGCCTGTTACTACCTGTGTATTAACACCTTGGTTCAAGGTCAAACTGTTACTGGCACCACCTGTCATTGAGATCTGATCGTTAGTACCAGAACCTTTGATGGTAGCAACTACACTATTGCTGGCACCACCTGCGGTTGTTGCTGTAAAGTTGTTGTTTGATCCCAATACATTAACATTCAAGTTGGCAGTATTGCCTGTTTGATTTGCAGTAATGTTGTTACTTTGGCTGGCACCTGTAGTACCTGCGTTATTACTGTCGATTATGGCAGTGGCATTGTCACCGGTTACGTTATAGGTAAAGTTATTACCCGATGCTGATCCAGTGTTCTGCCCTGAGTTGGCCACACCTGTTTGTAGGCCCAACTGTAGGGTGTTTCCAGAACCAACTTGGCTCACGTTTACAGTATTGTTGTTACCGGTAATAATTGCGGGCGTGGTTGGGCCCGATCCAGTACCTTGGATGCCTTCGACAACGTTGCTGGCGCCGTTCTGGGTCATGTTAATTGTCGAATTACTGCCTGATTGATTGATATAGATACTGTCATCAGCACTATATACAGTTGTACAAACAAGACCTAGCACTACTGTTATAATTTTAGCTAGTCTATATTTCATTTTACTCTTTCCTTGGCCTTTGGCCTCTGTCCTGCGACTCCTACTACTTCGCCGGTGCTACTCCTTCTCTTACTGCCTGGTCCGCTGGAACATCTTCTTTCTTTGATTGGCCCAATGAAACTGTAGGTTCCATGGCCGGGTTGGTTGATGTTTTTGGTACCAATACTTCTTCTTTAATTCGTGCGGATTTAACATAACCTCGTTTACCGTCAGGTGTTGTTATTTCTGCAACATCATTAAATTCTGTTGGTGCTACCTTTACCACTGTGTCTTTGGGATAGATATGATATAGTCCATAGCTGGGTCCGTTTAGATTTGACTTGTCAGTGTACACTTTGGTAGCATCCGCTAAACTTGTTTTCTTTTCAACTTTAATTACAGGGTTAATTTCTGCCATTGCGGGAACCGCCGCTGTAGTTGTTGCCAATACTGGTTGCGGCTTTAGATTGTCTCGGCCAAAATCATACCAAGCTCGTTCTGGTACCATTGGGTATCTGTATTCCCATACACCTTTACGCTCGCCTTCCTTGATCAACTCTACCACTGCACTTTCAACTGCGGCCTTGAGTGCTATTGTGGTTGCTTCGTTGATTGTAATTCCTGATTCAAATTGGAATATACCGGCCACAGCACTTTGACTACCTGTGTTGGGTGCACCTATTTGTTTAACTAAGTCACTCATACTGCCGCCAGGGTCTACACTTTTAAAAATAGCAATGGCATCTGCGGTCGAATAAACCGTTTTTGTCACAGCGATAGTGGCCAATATTTTACCTGTGTTTACACTGATAGCACGTAGGCTAATTGTGATAACATCTTTGCTATATTGTGTCGTTGGACCAATGCCTAAAAAATTGTAACCTGTACCGCCTGATTCCAGGCCTGAATCGTAGCCAATGATTCCACCTTCAATAATGATGCCAGCAAACTGCAACGGCATTAGCTTCTGTGCATTGGCACCTTCGTAGGCCTGGCGCATCTGTGTAATGATCAAGCGTTCTTTGGTCAGTGCATCAATGTTGCCGCGTTCAACAACATCAAACCATTGTCCGCGACCCACGTCCTGTAGTGCGCGAATCAAGAGTGCATCACCACCTTGTGTGACTGCGGTTGAGAAGCTGGCCACTCCGGGAGTTGCTTTGCGTTGTCCGGTCTTGTCTGAAAAGTTGTAGACTGCCACAGTTAGGCGACCTTTGCCAGGAGGCGGAATACTGTCCAATTCCTTGACCATTTCCTGTTTCATTAATTTTGGTTTTTCTTCCAACAGGCCCACTTTCTGAGTGACAGCACACCCAGACAACATAGCAAGCAACACAGTTAAAAACAATAATCTTTTCATTATTGGCCGCCTGGTGTAAATTGTCCCATAGGAACATTGATAGTGGTCATGTTCATGCCGTCAAATACCTGTAGTTGTATACCCGATCCGCCACCAGGTAAAATCACCTGTCCCCAGCTGATATTACCAGCACCAAACGCTATTGATCCTGGTTGCACTTGGCCAGGAGTGCTGAACATACTGGTGGCTACGTTTTGACTGATTTGTGCGTAGATTCTTGACTCTAAGTTGGTCAAAAACTGTTGTAAGGGAGTGTTTGCAGCGGCTGCAGCGGCAGCATCTGCAGCGGCCTTGATCGAAGCGGCCACTGCCTGTTGGCGTGTGTATTGTTCGTTTTCAAGGCCCAGTTGGAAGGCACCGTAGCCAGAGCCGTTTAGACTGGGGCTTTTGAAACTGTAGTCATTGATAGGGGTAGCAGTTGCACCGAACGCGGTTGCTGTTAGGACGGCTAAAATAGCCTGTTTGATAAACTTCATGCTCCAACCCTCTTTATAATTATTTTTATGGGGTATAGTCGTGAGACTATTATTCTTATTAGTATTTAACAAGAACCGGTATAAAAGTTATGTGTGTTTATAAGTTAATAGCGTTGATCGGCTACAAGATCAGCAAACCCTGGCATAGGGCCAACAAGATAGTAGTGACTGGTAAATCTTTTTGTACCCAAGATAAGGCCATTTTTATTATCATTGTGCCTGTTAATAAATTTTTCGTCTATTGAATCAAAATATTGATTCATAGCCCACTGCCAGGATTGATAATATCTTGGATTATATTCATATATCCAAGAATCTGATTTTCGTACAATAGATCCCAGTGGTTTACCTGTTTGAAATGTATCTTTGTTATAGCGAGGATAACAAACTGATTGATACGTTTTTGTTGCTTCTCTGCCAGTCAGTAGTGCAAAATTGGGGTTTGTCTGTACATAATCTCTAAGATAGTGTGCTTGCAGAATTGGAATGGTTGGAAAATCCGGAGTCCAATAAAACATTTCTCTACCATACTCGGTATAGTCTGACCCAGGCAAGCATTGAATAAAATAAGCGTAGAATTGACCATTTTTAATTGTAAACCTTATTTTATCGCACCCATATACCAGTGCTACCTTCTTGCCTTGTTTATGTGCTTCTGCCTGACTGTCAGATGGTCGTATGTTTTTATCAAACGTACTCATGTTTGCATAATAATCTGACGAACGCAGGTCAACTTCTACAAAGTCTTTTTCAAATGCATCAGAAAAATCTGCAACTACTATTTTTGTTTGGGGGAAATTTTTACGTACATAATCCAGCACAGGAACCACAGCATAGTCGAACTCACTGATAATATTTCCTTCGCTTTTATCAATATTGTTGATAGTTCTGTATTTGCGTTCAGCTGAAGGCCACCGTGTATACAGTTCATCTAAATGTATACCGTTGGATAAGAAACTATCCAATACTGTCCAACTATCACTGCCTCCGCTAAAATGCAATGCTACATAATCATATTTGTCGCGAATTTGTTGAGCACGTTCTTTGTATAGTTGTTCCAGTGTTCCTACAGGTCTTTTGGTCCAACTGAATTTTGAATACACTTCTTCGAAGAAATTCCACTTGACTGATTGATTGGTGGTTGACGCATAATACAACGCTTCAAGTTGGTTTGTAAATAGTTGTGTACCAACTTGGTAAAATCCTGTGGTACTGGATTTTATTGATAGCTCGTTGATTTTAGTTTTCCTTAATTACCAAATAATGTTGCTCATCTGTAGTTAATTTACCAATCTCTGTAAATTCAAATTTCTTCATTCGATCCCAAGAATCCTTGTTAGCAGACCAAATATATTTTATACCTAAATTTTTGATCAATTCCAATCGCATACGTGTCATGGTATTGCCAATGTCTTGTCCACGATAGGCCGGAGCAACCGAATTGAATCCAATAAAATATGAACTTTTGTAAAAATATAGCGGACCATATCCGCTACAGGCCACAACCTGATTGCCATCTGTGACTACTAAAAATTTTATTGCACCAGCTTCCCATCCGGCTATCGCATCTTTGGCTCTTTGTGAGCCCAGGCATTGGCCAATTAAATTTTCCACAGCTTGTTTATATTGAAAGTCTTGATCAACCCAAATATAATTAAATGTCATGGTTTCGCTAATTTTAAACTGCGATATATTTCTTGAACACCTTGTGCTTGACTGATGCAATCTTCTAAAGCATTGTGCAAGCCAGCTTTGTTCTTTTTACGTGGATCTCCGTGTACACCAAATAAGGTACGGCTATCACGTATTTGCCAAAACTGCCATGGAGTAGGCCAGCCCATTTGACGATAGATATTTTCCAGGATAACAATGTCAAATGCCGGGCCTTGGCACCAGATATTACCAGCACCAACTAAAAACTTGTTCAACGATCGATACATGGTGTCTAAGCTGACACGATCACGTTCATCAAATGCTTCGTCGTACACGTCGGCACTTTGGCTGGCCCACCATCGAAGTGTGTCCTCTTGTACTTCACGACCCAATGCCAACTGCTCGTCGACGTCAATACGAAAGTAAAGACTATCGCCGAACCGGTCGGGAACAAACGGGTCAAATTTTACAGCACCCAAAGTTAAAATAGCACAGTCCGGGCGTGTACCAAGTGATTCTAAATCTAACATTATATCCATGTTAGTATTATATAGGGTTATTTGGTTTTTGTCAACAGTTTCATTGATTCTGCTTCAACCACACGTGTGCGCAGACCTGAACTGGAAAATGAATGATCACGACGATTGAAAATGTGTTGGATACCGCGAACATGCCCTTCTTGTTCGCCGGTAAAACCTTTGTTTTCGTATTCAACACCCAACACACGCACATCAACCGGAAGTATCAACAGCAGGTCTACCAGATCCTGTTCGGTTTGGTAAACCACAACTTCGTCTACATAACGGCAAGCAGCCAACTGTATTTGACGTTCCACAATACTTTGCACCGGTTTGTTCTTGGTGTCAGGACGGTCAATGGTGGGATCAGTTTGTAAACCAGCAATTAAATAATCACAGTGGTTTTTGGCTTCGGCCAACATGGCCACGTGTCCGGCATGTAGCATATCAAATGTTGAAAAGGTAATACCAATTTTTTTGCCTTGTTCTTTAAGGCCTCGAACTTTGTTGAATATCATGAGTCTTGTTCTATTTTGACCTGTAAAGGAAATCCGTTGGTACGTGCCAACATGGTCACTTCAATGCCTTTTTGTTCGGCCAATTCGTATGGCAATACTGCTACCACTGCCGACCCTTCTTCGTGTACTTTCATGGTAATGGATTCTGCACCGCCCTGATCGTAGTGAAAGATAATTTTAAGTGTTTCAATAACAAACTCCTGTGTGGTAGTGTCATCATTGATATAGATAACACGATATTGTGGTGGCTCAGGAATATTGAGTTTGGGTTCAATACGGGGGCGCACAATGGCCTGTGTTTTTGTTTTAGACATTAGTTTTTCGCTCATAATAAAAATAAAGGGAAGTGCGGACTCCCCTTTATTATACACACAAAATATTTATTTTGCAAATGTAATGGCAATCTTTTTAGGCTTGTTTTCCTCAGGAACAATCTGTTCCAAAGCAATAGCTAAAATACCATTTTTAACAGTGGCACCTTTGACTTCGATGTGCTCGGCCAACGGGAAAGTGCGTACAAAGTTGCGTGTACTGATGCCTTTGTGCAAGTACTCAACTTCACTTTCTTTCTTGGCTTGTTCACCGCGCACGGTCAGGACGTTTTCTTTTAGTTCAACGTCAATTTCGTCTTCGGCAAAACCAGCAACGGCCACCTCGATGATGTAATGAGTATCATCCAGTTTGACTACATTGTGTGGTGGATAGTTGCCATCGGTACGACTGTTGGCAAATGTGCGATTTAGTTCTTCAAACATGCGATCAAACCCAATGGTTTGACGATGTATTTGATTAACGAATGCAGGTAAATCGAGTGTGCGAATTTCAAGATTTGTCATAATTTTTCTCCTTTATTAAGCAAGTATGACTATGTGTGTAGCCCGACTATCGGCACTACACATATATTTATACACGAAATTTACAGAATTGTCAACAATTAACCAAACTGTGTTTCGTCAATTGGTTCCGGTGGAGTGTTGTTGTCTATCAACGCTACCAGTGTTTTGTACTGTTGCCAAGCTGACATCAATGCTGGGTTTGATTCTCGCAACTCTTTTTCTCGCAAGTATTCCAGCAGGATATTGTGCCGGTCAATAGCCGACAAGGTATACAGGTCCAACATTTTCATTTTTAATACAGTTTTTTGGGCAACTGCTGACTGCGTAGTTGTTTTTGCCAACGATTCTTGGCTGCTGCCTTGGCTTTCTTACGTGCTGTGGTGGGTTTTTCGTAGGTTTCGCGTTCTTTTAGTTCACGAAGCAGGCCTGATTCCAGCACTTTCTTCTTGAATTTACGCATAGCCTTTTCTACGTTGCCGTCGGGACCGACAGTAACTGAATTGCCTCTGCACACAACACCGGTGCCTTTTTGATAATATGCCATAAGTTTATTTAGTTGAATTATATTGGGTTATAAAATTAACTGTTCTTTTCCAAAAATTGTCGAATTTGTTCACGTTCTACATCTGTTAATATGTCAGGATCATAACGACCTGCATCAATTTCGTCTACCAAGTGTTTGATATACTCATCTTCATAAGCATACACGTCTGTTTGACTTTTGTCAACCTCTATCCACTTTTTATCGTTGAATTTGAACAAACGATTTGGCAAGTAGTCTACTCTTAAAAACACATCGCCTTTTTGTGGATTGGCCGGAAACTCGCTACCAAATCCTGAACTGGCCGGTCTTCCCAACTCAACGCTGTTGTCGGCTTCCACAGCCAAGTGAGTGTGCATAACGCCGCGATTGCGTCCGGGCGCAGCTTCTAACCTTGCCGGACGAGATTCTGGTTGTTGTTTGGCCGGTTCAAACTCCATGGGTGGTTCCGGTACTACAACAGGCAACTCTTCTGATTCATTCTCGGCAGATTCTTCTATAACTGTTTCTACTCGGGGTTGACCAAAAACACTTGACATCGGAAATCCAAATCCCGACCAACTAGGCTTTGTTTCCGCCACCGATTCGGGCTCCGCGGATTCTTCAACCGGTAATTCTTCAGCTGATTCGGCCAAGTCAGCCAACATAGTGTTGATCTGATCAATTTGATCTTCAGTCATTTCACCATCCACAGCAACATACTCAGGTTCCACACTCTCAGATTCTGGTGTGGTCTCCACTTCCTCAAGAACAGGATCGGGGGCAATATCTTCGTCCTGTGTACGTTTTTGTTCTCTGGACCAAGCAAAGGTCATTTGACTGGCCAACAGCATGATAACAGCAAGTGGATCAAATACTACGACAATCATGATAATGATCCAGGTCACTGCACGTTCCAACATTGATGCATCAGGTGCAGTACCGTAGATAAATGCCGCGATATATTTGATAGGTCCTACTTCGGCTTCGACCTTGCGATTTTCGGCACGGATGGGAGCAGCCTCATCGTTGAGTTGGCTAATGATACGTTGATTTGTTTCAATGTCTCGAGCCAAGGCCGCACGATCACGCTTTTGGCTGTTGCGAATAGCATTAGCCTTGTCAGCACCCGTTTCACTTGTGCTTCGAGCCAAGACCTGATCCACTGCGGCATCCATCTGTGTGAGTTGTTTGCGGTCAGCTTCGATATTGCCACGTGCTGTAGCAATCTTTTCATCAAAGATAGCCAGTTTAGCACCCACATCACCCGACACTAAATTTTGATCATTGTGTGCTTTAGATAGGAAACCAAAGATACCCATACTTGTGATCAGCATCAATACCGTAACGGCTGTGACCATGTAGGTCTTCATTAAACGTGGTACACGGCTCCAGTACTGCTTGATCCAGGTAGCGCAGACCAGTTTGGCCACTTCCAGGCTCACACCCATGATCATGATCGGAACAGCTGCGGCAGAAAATATGGCTGTTAAGCCAACCACTGAGTAGTAGATCGCAACAGAACTTATAGTTAAACCGGTTAGGAGTAATAGGTATGCAAGTATCATAGTCAGTATTTATTGAGATTTTACTCAACAAGTATACTATGATTTTTGGTTAATGTCAATGATTTTGGTTAGGTGTACTGTACAGCACAGTAGGTATTACCAGCAGTACCGTCTACCGAAGTGTAAACCAATTTGACCAAGGTCTGTGCAGTTGCCGCTGGTGCATTACCACCACCACCAATATTGATTTTGCCAGCCAGGTTGATGTTGTTGCTGGCACTTACGCCAGTTACTATGTTGTGCTGTGCGGCAAAATTGATCAGGACGGTAACACTGGATCCTGATAGCAAGGTACCATATTGCATAGTAACTGTGCCAGCAGGTTGATAAACATGTATGATCTTGTCGGTGTTGAAGTTTATGGTAACAGTAGGAGTTCCACCTACTATGCTTCTGATACCACCAGAACCAGTGATCACAGTATTGGCAGTCAAGGTATTGATTATGGTGGCATTGCCGGCCTGTAAGTTACCGGTATATGTGGGCAAGTAGGCCGCAACGTTGGCGTTGGTATACACTTGAGTTTGTAGTGTGGCAATGGCCGCATTGGCCGCTGTCACGTTGCTGTTGATTGCGTTGATCTGTGTTTGTTGTGTGCCTGCGTTGGCAGTCCATGCAGTAGAGACAGCATCCACATACCCCTTCATTGCAGTATTGGCAGTAACTATTGCGGCATTGGCACCAGCCACATTTGCTGCCATGGCCGAATTCAATGTGTTGACATAACTTACTACTGCTGAGTTGGCAGTGACTATTGCCGCATTGGCCCCAGTAATTTGATTTTGTAAACCAGCAACATTGGCATTGGCAAATAACTCGTAAGCACCTACATTGGCCGTGATAGTTTGCAATGAGTTGTTGATGTTGGTAAACTGTCCGGTTGCGGCCGAGATAGTTCCGGTGCCAGCCGAAACGTTGCCAGCTGTGACATTGCCAGTGACACCCAAACTGGTCAAGGTACCAACCTGTGTGATGGCAGATTGTATGGCATTGGTCACTGTGCCGGCTGTACCTGCTGTAGTCGCGGTTCCGTTCAAGGTGGCTGTTATGGTATTGGCATTGAAATTGCCCAACGCATCGCGACTCACAATGGTACTGGCTGTATTGGCGCTGGTAGCATCTACACTTATAGTGATAGCACCGGTGGGTTGGTTTACTGATAGGTGTGTGCTGGCTGTCAGGCTGGTAAACAGGCCTGTGGGTGGAACATAGCTCCAAACTGAACCGTTGTAGATAACAAAACCACCTTGAACATAGGTTTGATTACCGCCGCCCAGATTCTGTGTACCTGTAACTCCGATTGAGTATTCGTAGCCGGTAGTACCTGAACCATTGGCCAGACTTGGTGTGTTGGTACTGGCGTCCCAGGAGCCTTGATAAACAACACCACCCAAGAGACTGGGTGGAATCTGTGCGGCTGTCAGGTATCCGTTTGAGTCCAGGGTGGCAACACCCAGGCCAGACCCTTTTTGTGTTAAGGGAATACCAGCTGTGGTCTGTACAGAATTGTCAGTGGTAAAGGTAAATGAATTGCCAAAGAATCCCTGATAGTTGATGCTACCTGAATTTACTGTTGTGGTTGTGCCGGGCTGTGTGGTCCAGAAGTGTATGTCCGAACCCTTGGCTGAGTTGGTGTAGTTTTCAGTGGCACGGAAGTCAATACGACTGCCGCCCTGTGTGCCAAAACTGGTGTCGAATCCGGTAGCACCGTAGCCGGTGCCTGATAAGCGGAACAAGATATCGCCGGCTTGGCTGGCTGATGGTGCCTGAATGCTACCGCGGGCATTGCGTCCTTGTATGCCGGGCAAGATAGCACCAGATCCGCCAAAGGAATCTACCAGCATCACGCTGTCATAACCGGGCACATTGATCGAGTGGAATAGGGTATTGGGATATTCAGTTGGAACTATATTACTTAAACTACCGTTGATTAGGAGTGCGGCTTCGGTGTTTAAGTTTTGTGTACGGATTTGTACAGTACGACCAATCACCAAGTTGCCAGTGTCGCTGGTGTTGCCAATTTGTATGTCTGTGCTGGGTGTTATGGATGTTAGAGTGGTGTTCAGGATAACCAAATTGCCCACGGCCAAGTTTTGTACACCGTTGATATATAAGGTTCCGTTGTTAACGCCCAACTGCACTTCGGCATTGGTGACCGAATCGGCCAGCCACAGGCCACCTTGACCGGCATAGACATTTTTCCAACGAAGAGTAGCAGTACCTAAATTGTAGGCCTGATCTGAAATGGGTACCACGTTGGCGGCATTGCTGATACCAGTGGATGCAATGGTCATACTGGGTACAGAAGTAGCAGAACCCAAGGGTGTGGTATAAAATTGTACGCTGGTACCCAGCGTGGTAGCTGTTTGATCTTCCAGGGCCACAAAGTCCATGCGGGCTGTGGAGATTGGGGGCCAACCAGTGTTGCTGTAGGGTGTGGCACCGTACCGAGCAACAATATTGCCGCTTAGTACTTGTGTGGGTGCGTCAGCTGTGCCATTGTAACGACGACCAATGAATGCGGCATAGGTGTTGACCGAGTCATTGTAGATACGAGCCGGCAGGCTGTCCTGTCCGGTCAGGTGCAACAACACACCGGTATTTTGCGGAGCAACTATCGCTCCATCAGCCGATCCAATAATATCAATGGCGCTGTCATAACTGATGTTGGGCACATAAAAGTTTAGTGTACCATTTTGTAGTGTTTCAATAATGGTACGACCTGATGTGGTCAATGCGTTGAATGCACCAAGAATGTTTACGTTACCTGTGCCGTTGGTATCAAGATTTAGATCTTCATTGGTGTTGGATGTGCTGATTGTGGCACCAGTAATCACAAGGTCACCAATGTTGGCATTGGTCACTGCTACCGCGGCAGCTTGTCCGCCTGGTGTAACTCCGTCGCTGATACGGAATCCTTTGACGGAATCGTACCAGATACGACCTTTTTCGCCCACGTAGGCATTGGTGTTTCCGGCTTTGCTTAAACTTGTGAATAGTTTTTGGATTGCCATCTAAGACTTACCCTTCAAAAGGTTCGTCTTCGTCAGCTATAGCGATAATGGCTGGAGCAATTCCTGCGTTTTGACGCATGATTGCAAGTTCGTCCGGCTCACACTCACATGGTTCGCAACCACACTCAGGGCAACAGGCTTCCGTGCTGTCGATAGCTGTGTCAGTTGCTGGAACTTCAATGCCGGCCATTTTCTTCATTAGGTCTAATTTTTGTTGCAGTGGAGCAACCATGGAACGGGTATTGACCTGTGCCGCACCTTCAATACCGTTGGTATCTGTGGGTGTGTCTACTTCGATATCCACTATTGCTGGACGATTGGTAACTTCAGTTGAACTGCTTTGATTGGTTTCTTTTGCATCAATTACATCTGCTAATTTGCGTAAAATTTCACTGGCTCTCATATTGTTCTCTCATTAACCATTGGTATAAACATTACCACCGGTGGTTGGGCCAGCTACCCCGCTGGGTGCTACCACGCCAACCTGTGTGACTGTGATTGCGGCTGTGCCGGCAATGGGCAGTAAACTTAAAGTATTACCAATGCCCTGCATGTTGACGCCAGTTCTATAACCCGCTGGGATCATTGCGTTCACATTGCTGGTGGTTGTTGCTGTACCGTTGATGTTGGCGTAGCAGGCCACGTTGGACACAACTATAACTTTGGTACTTGTGATTGCGGGAGTAGTTATAGCTGCAGCAGATACATAGGTGTAAGATATTGCCATATTAAATTCCTTGGATATTACAGTTATTTATCGTTAGAACGTCTGCGACCAACCGTTAATGGTCTTGGTCCAAACAGATCGCACATTTGCCCAAGTGGTTGCACCGGTTTTTACCCGTACATTGGCCACATAATTCCACGCATTTGTGGCTGTTTTGACTCGTGTGCCAGCTGACGTGATTGTTTGATAAAGTGCTGTGCCATTTGGTGCTCCCAATCCGGTCACAGCGTCCCATCCTACATTGGCAGCAAATCCAGTGGTCAATGGGTTGTCATTGTTGCCGTAAGCGACATCAAAATATGCACTGGCATTGGCGTACAGCAATTTGTGTAGAGCCAGCGGAATTGGACGACGTCCGCTGATAGATATGTATCTGGCCAAAATACCAGCAATAATTGGAGCCGAGGCGCTGGTGCCGGTAACTCCCACTATGCTACCGTTGTACCATAACGGATATGTTCGAAACGGTGCTGACACATCTGGTATACCACGCCCGGTTAGTGTAGTCAACTGGCTCACATTGTTGGAACTGAAGAACACATTGGCTTGCAATCCGGTTTGCCAGGTTGGAACGGCAAATAGTGTACTGACACCACCACCCGATCCAGACGCTGCTGTTTCAGTAAATCTGGCATAGGTTCCAGTATTGTAGTTCAATACTGTGCCGCCCACTGCCACCACATTGGGACTGGTAGCTGGGTAATCAACCGACACATTGCCAAGAGCAATGGCACCTTCTGAACCATAGTCACCAGTGGAACACACTATGGTTATGCCCTGTGCGGCAGCATTGGCAAAAACGGATTCTAAAAATCCACCGTAGCCAAATGATTCATCTGTGCCCCAACTGTGAGTTATAACATCACATCCGTCATTGACCGCACGTTGGAAAACATTGGCCCATCCACTGGTGGTACCACCAACTCCGGTATACAGCACAATGTTTGCACTGGGCACCATGGCAGCTATACAGTACAAGTCCAGAGTATTTTCAAGACTGGCATTGCTGTCACTGGTACTGAACACATTGCCAGCGCCATCGACCAACACAGTTGTAATAGGGTGAGCAAGAGTAATATTTAGATTGCCCAATGATGCTTGCAAATCGCTGGGCAACCAACCGCCGCCCAGGCTAACAATACCAACTTTGACATTGGCACCGGCGCTGGCCGGCACAGAGTAGGCAGTGGCAATGATTGGCGGAGTAACATGTATACCGTCTATATAATTGTTGATACTGTCAGCAGGATCCGTGGATAAAACAGTTGCCGAAGAGATATGCGTATTGGTTATCATATCTTAGAAAGTTTGATACCAAATATCGCCTACGTTGCCCTGTGTTGAAATTGGTGCCACGTTGGCCACGTAGACGTTGCGCGGTATGCTGGATACCATGGCAATGTTACCGTTGCTGTAAACTGTACCAGTGGATACCACATTGGCAGCAGTCACAGTATTGTAAATTTCAACGTTGCTTCTCAACTGTATATCAGTGATGTAACTACCAGCAATAATGGTATTGGACCGTGTTCCTATATAAATTGTTGATGTACTATTAAACAAATTTGCACTGGGTGCCGTTGTTTTTAAGTTTCCGCCCAACACGTAGAGATTTCCAGCAGATACCAAATCTGTGCCAGACACAATGTTTGATGTGGAAGTTATGTAGTTGGCACCAATGTTGCCGGTTGTGGTGACCGTGGCTGTTGCCAAGTAAGCGGCTGTGTTGGCATTGGCTGTTGTGACCAAGCTGTTGATCACTGTGGACAAATTGGAACTGATTCCACCAGTTAGGCCGGCCAAATTGGAATTTATTGCATTTATTTCTGATTGCAATACCGCAGTATTGGCGGCCCAGGCTGTGTTCACTGTGTTTACATTTGACTGTATCCATGCACTCACTGTGCCAGTGGTGGCAGCAATATTGGCGCCAATGACATCACTGAACAATATTGACACATTGGTCATGATGCCGGCTATGGCGGCGTTGGCAGCAACAACATTGGCTGTCTGTGCTGAGTTTACGGTGTTTACATAACTGACCACAGCGGCGTTGGCCAAGACTATGGCAGCATTGGCCGCTGTGATTTGTGCTTCTATGTTGCTGTTGGATAGACCTGATACTAAAGAATTAACATAATCAGTTAATGCAATGTTAGATTCAATGATTGCTGAGTTGGCACCGGCAAGCCCTAAATTTAAATTTAGAATACTGACATTGGCCGCTGTAATATTTGCCCCAAGTTGGCTGATAGCCGCATTGGCCGCTGCCACTGACTGTGTGGTTGCAAATCCCGAAGTGGTTTGTATACCAGCAACTTGAGCCGCCAGTGTGGCCACGTTGTAATTCAAACTGTTGATACTGGTAAGGTTGGTAGCAATAGCTGAATTGGCCGCAACAATGTTGGATCTTAGGCCAGCAATTTCTGTTTCTTGCACACTGGCATTGGACAACAAAGTTCCAATTGCTCCAGTCAGTGTGGCCAAATTGGCATTGGCCCAAGTTTCATATGCACCCACGTTGGCCGACAATGTCTGTAGTGCGCCTGAACTGGCATAGGTAACGTTGGCATAAGTTTCGTGTCCAGCAACATTTGACGACAGTGACTGCACAACCGATGCCAACGCAAATGTGGCATTGGCATAGGTTTCAAAACCACCAACATTGGCTGTCAGTGCTGTTAATCCGCTGGCTGTGGCAAATGTAGCATTGGCATAGGTCTGACTACCGCCCACGTTGGCGTACAGTTGATTTACCAAACTTGAACTGGCCAGCGCAGAGTTGGCATAATATCCAAAAGATGTCAAATTGGCATTGACTGCGTTGATAGCAGTGGCCTGTGTGGCAGCATTGGCATTGGCATAGATTTGATATGCACCCAAGTTGGCCGAGACTGTTTGATTTTGGGTATTGACATAACTGATCACTGCGGCATTGGCTGAAACTATGGCAGCATTGGCTGCTGCCACATTGGCATTGACCGCAAACAGCACAGCAGAATTGGTAGCAACATTGGCATTGGTAGACTGTATGCTTGAGTACAATCCTGCGGTGTTGGCTTGCCAAGCGGCAGTGACAGCGGCAATGGCTGTATTGGCTGCTGTTACATTGGCGTTGACCAACCCAATTGCTTGTGCTTGCACCGCGGCGTTGCCAAACAGCGTGGTAATATTGCTGACAGCACCGGTAATATTGGTACGGTCATTGCTGTATCCAGACACCTGAGAAATTACATTGGCCACGTTGGCGTTGGTTGATGATAGATTGGAATTCAATGAGTCAATGGCCAAATTTATTGAAACCACATTGCCCAAATTCACATTGGCAATGGTTGCATTGATAGAATTCACATTGGCGTAAAGATTGGCTATATCAGCAGAATTTTGTGCAACTTCTATGTTCAATACTGCTACATTACTGGTCTGTATGATTGATAATACATTGGCCACATAAGTGTTGCCGGCTGTGACCAAATTGTTCACATATCCAACACTGGCAGCACCATAAACATCGCTGACTGCCAACAGTACATTTCCCTGTCGACCAGCAACTGAAACTACTCCGGGATTATATGTTGCGGTAACATTGGCATTGCCGGAAGCATACACAACCACATTGGCATTGCCGTTGATCGCCGCCAAATTTGCAAAGTTTTGATCAATTATTTGGAAAGCTGTACGCAGGACTGTGCCAGTTCCATCATTGGCTGTATTACCTGTAAAGACGTTAGCAAAAGTACTCATTATGTTAAACCCTGTTATTGAGTATTTATCGCAAAACGAAAAAGCCCGCACTTGGCGGGCTTGTATGAATAATGTATGCAGTTAAAGATTCAGCTGGCGGGCTCGATTATATACCTGTTCACTGGCCAGATTCTTTCCTTTGCTTTCGCATTGTATATCAAATCTATCCCAAAATGTCAAAGCCCAATCAGTCACCGCACGGTTCCAGTAAAAGTCGCTGTGTGCTCGCATTTTCTGTTTCTTGTAACCGGACTCTAACAAAATCGAATGGTCAGGCAATTGATCTTCGGGATGATCAATTAGAACATCTTCTCTTGATACCGAATAGTGTATGACCGGGCGGACACCACGCCATGAATCAATTATGCGATCAAGTCTAGGATCGTTGTGTTGGATGTACTCGCCTGTGCGTATCCAGTGATGGTGTATGTCAAGCACAAGGGCGCAGTCGTCGGCAAGCTCGAGGCTTGAGTCGATGCCCCAGGCATTTTCGTCGTTTTCGATTGTGATGCAGTTTCTTGCTTCAGGCGAGAGTCGTTTAAGTGCGTCTTGGATACCGGCTGGACCGCGTTTACCCGAGATGTGGACATTGATCTTGAAATCTTGAAATGATTTGCCATAACCCATCCACCTGGCCATATCTGCATGATATTCAAACTCCTCTATTGAACGTTCAACAATACCAGGATTCTCTGACGCCAATACACAGAACTGTCCTGGGTGAAAACTAAGACGCACATCAAGTCTACGTGCTGTTTCACCAATGGGTGCAAAGATGCGTTCTAAATGATCTTGTATCTCTCTACGTTGCCACCAAGCCTGCCAGTCTTTTTCAGTATAGCCCTGTAGCATTTCACTACCCAAGCGTACCATTCTGCGTTCGGGCGGAAGTGTGGCCACACGCTCGATCATGCGTACAGCGGCTGCCGCATTGTGATTCATGATGTCCCACTGACGCTGTTCGGCTTCAAGCGGATGCTCACGCAACCAACGCATGGTAGTTGAACGCCCGTTAAGGTCCCGATCCACTGCATTGACTTTCATGCCGCCACATTCAGACGGATCATTGAGCCATTTGCAACAGAAGCCGATTCGTTTAGTGTACAATATTTTCCTCAAATTCAAAGTATATACTACCTCGGGCTTCGGCCGCAACTATTGCTTGCTCAAAAGCTTCGTTGGTAGTGTGCATGTCTATGGCCACATCCAATGCTGCCAGCATGGCCAATCCCACTTCATGATGCTCGGTATCCAACAGATTTTCGCTGATTTCAACCAATTGTTCCAACACAATATCTAATTCGTCGGCTGTTAGTTCTTTTATTGCAACTTTGTTGTCCAATATGTCTTGGACTAAGATTTCTGGGTCGGTCATTTCATCTCCATAATTCGCTTGATTGCTTGCATGGCTTCTGGAAAACCTTCACGTGCCTTTTGTTGTACTGCGGCATCCATGTAGTGTTCTTGAAGCACATGTAAACTATTTACGAACTCGGGAATATCTTTTTTACTGATAGTATAACGGAAGTTAAACTGATTATTTTTTGGTTCCATCATTATCCTTTTCTACAAATTCAATAATATTGGCATGGCTACGCTTGTACTCGTCTTCGGTCATGAATTTACCATCATCTCGGTACCACGTTTTACCATCCTCGTCAGTGACAGTATACACATAATCGTTCTCGTTGTCACCCGGGCAAAAATTACTGTAACAGTACACAGCATTGGTTACCATATTGATCAACAGGTAAGCCATACCAACAGCAATGAATAGGTGTAATCGACTGATCACTATTAGCCCTGTACAAACACTTCTACAGTTTGAACATGACTGCGAAATTTATCACGACTCATTAGGCTGTAAGGTGAATGATTGTAAAACTCCGACGGCATCGAGATACGCACACCATCTCGATAGCACTCGTGAAAGATTTTGCAGTTGTCTTCTTCACGATCTTCCCAGGTACGATATTCGTAACCGTTGTAAGAATAGTTGAGATCAGTTCCACGCATAATTAGTCCTTGAAGTAAACAGTAAACGCACGAGCATCAGCCTTGCGGGTGTCACGCTGTTGAGCATGTGGACCACGATAGCGTATTCTGGCACGATACCCCAGTTGTTTTAATCCAGCCCTGACCACTTCAATATGCTGGATAGGCACCAAACGCAGATTGGGATTTTGTTTGGCCACACTATACAAATCTGCAAACCCAGCAACAAAAGATTCTGTTACCAGGTTTGTAGGTACACCGGTATTCTTAGGATGATAAGTGTACATCTTAGTTGGCCTCGTAGGCTTCTTTGAGTTTCTTCATAAACTCGGCACGAATCTTGGCTGCCTGTTTGGGTGTCAACTCGATTTCAGGATACACCTGATCTTTGACTGCTGACTTGACTGCAGTCTTGACCACGGCATTTTTTGCAACCACGGTGCGTGGCTTGGCAGACTTCTTGGGCTTGGCAAAAGGATTTTCATCCTTGATTGTGGCCGACAGTAACGTTTCTGCTTCTGCAACATCAACAAAATACACACCTGAGTCTAAGTTAGTAAGCACAAACTTAGCGGCGTCATTCTTGCTCATTTCTGCGGGCAATTCTAAGATAACCACATCAGTGTCGCCCAGTTTGCGAAGTTGATCAATGCGTTTTGTGTCGTTGGCAGTACGGAATTTCAACGCACCTGCTACACGGCTAAAACCTGCAAATTTTACTGTACTCATTTTGGCTCCTTGTTAATTACTATAACAACAGTATAGCATTTTGGCCTTTTTGGGTCAACCGGTGGAATCACGGCCCGGGTGCTTGGATTTACGACGATACAGGTCTTTGCGCTCAACTCGTTGGGGTTTGAACGGGGTGTCGCTTAAAAACAACACCCTGTGAGCACGGGTTTTTTGTGGGATTTTTACAACAATCTTATTCATAGTATAATAATTATACTATTTTGAGATTTTTTGGTCAACTAATGCACAGTAGAATTACCAATTTGTCCGGGATCGGAAATACCAAACATTTTGAATATTTTTTGTATTTTTTTAGAAGTTTTAAAAGGAACCACATCGGGCACAAACACTGATTTTAATTCGCCGTCGGGGCCAACAACGAATCCGTAGTCCTCTTCGCCGATGTCGCTTTCGTGTAAACCATCTTCCATTGCTAACTCTTCAGATAACTTGCTCATGATAGCTCCAGTCGTTTTAGATATTTATCGGCATGTTTTTTTAATTGTAACAGTACTTTTGGGTCATGCTTGAAATGCTTTCGGTACAATCGCCAGGTGGCTGTCTTTTCCATCTCACGATCGTACACTACCATTTCGCTTGCAACATTGAATCCGTGTGCAAGTATTTCATCTTCGCAACCAAGATAATCCTTCATACTTTCTTGATAGCGAGTAAGTCGTGCTGTACGATATCCGCGACCGTAACGAAAACCGCGACCACGACAGTAAAATTTATGAATGTATTCGTGAGTAACAATGTCAGCAATATGGAATCCCATACTGTCCCAGTTGTGACGATCGATATAGCACCAACGTTCTTTGGTATGATAAACCAGGGCAATATGAATACTGGGATCACCTTGCTCGTCATCGTATAGGCGATATTCGCCCTTGATACTCCATTGGCCTGATTCTATATCTGTGGATCGTTCTGTGGTGAAACGCAGGCCCGGATCACGAAACTGCATACGTATCAAATGTGTAATACCCTCGGGTGTGTAACGCTTACCAGCATGGCGTTGGCCAATACTGCGTACACGCTCAAGGGTTTCAAAAAACATTATGATCGTTCTGAATCAGAATAAAACAAGTGTCCGCCTACGCGAGCTACAAATTTCTTTTGACGTGCCCATGTGGGTCGTATTCCAGTTGCATGGAAGTACAAGGCATTATTGAACTTTAATCGATAGTTCACAAAGCCATCGCTCAGTATTTCGTGTGCCACACGTTGGCTTTCTTCCCAGCGTTCGTCGTTAACACTAGGTTTACGAATAAAATGGCAAACCCAACTAAATTGACATACCGGAACAGAGCTTATAACTATTTCTGTTTTTGTTACAGGTTCCGGGCGACCAAAGAAACCAGCAGCAACCATTTCGGTTTTCTTTTGTGTAGATTGACGTACCAGCACAGTACGTTGATTTACCACTCCGCATATGGAGTTGCCAAAACGTCCGTCCTTGACTCGATTGATTGTGACGATTGCGACAGCGGCTTTGCCTTCTTCGCTTTCTGAGCCAGCTTCGTAAAATATGTTACGGGCCAGGCATTCTTCGTCTCGACTGGATACTGAAAAATCTATCCAGGGTGTTGCGATAAATTGAACTAAGTTTTCAAATTTATCTCTGGTACCTGTGACTATACGGTCTATGGTACTTTGTGCTTGATCGGCTGGTACCTTGTTTATTATAAAGTACTGTTCCGACGATACTGCTGTTACTTCTTGTGCATGACCGGGTGCCATTACGGTCAGGGCTAATATTGCTACGATAGATGAAATTATCGTTCTCATACTGTCCTCCTTTGGTTATACGCTTCGATAAATTGAAAGCGTTAGATATTTAAACTCGTATCTAATGAGTTATAATACTATATAAGTCCAGCAAAGTCAAACTAAGTAGTGTTTCTGATGGAAAAACTGCCGTTAAAACCCTACTTATTCTGAGATAAGTATGTAGTTAATGGGATATTTTGATTTTCCGATTGTGCTACCAACAGTCGAGGATTTGGGTCATTGTTGACCGTGATGCCTCTAAAATTGAATGTTGTGGTGTTGTTGGATTCGGCTATGGCCAATCGAATAGTATCACCGTAGGCATCGTTGGTTATCAAATTGGCAAAAAACAAGTTGGCCTGATCACCATTTCTGTTGGTTCCAATGCCACTGATTCGGCTGGCAAAGTTGGTCAAGATCTGCGGATAGCTTGGAGTAAAACTTACACCGGCTCTTCTCAAGTTGGCCACTTCCAAACTTATTTTGTTGCAAATGGCGTACCAGGCGGCTTGACTATCTGCATCAGACAACGAATTCAATGCTGACACCAGCGCCGACACATTGGCTGTGACCGGAGCAATGTCGGGCGTGTTTCCTGGCATGTCATCGGTGCCATAGGAAAAACTTGTGACAAAATTGGATACTGCCTGATCCAGATGGGACATTATGGTTGTCAAATTGACCTGTTGGGCCGACGCTGAATAGTGTTGATTTATAGTATCAAACCAAGTGGTGTAGGGCGTACCAGATACTGCACCCAAATAGTCAGCCAATATTGTGGTATTGAACGGGCCGGTACCACTACCGTAGCTGTTTATCAATCCGTTGACTATGCTGTCGGGCAACACCACTGTGTTGGCTGTGGCTGTGGTATAAGGTAAACTTGGCACATCAACAGTCAATAAAAATTTGGCCATTTCTGCCCAGGAATTAAAACTGCCAGAGCCTACTTTGTTGTGCAGGTACTGACCAAACGTGACAAAATCTGTGATACCTATTGCCGACAGTTGAGCATAATAGGCGCTACCAACTACCTTTTCAAAGTCCAAATAATCTGCCAAGGTAGTCAACGTCGATCCAGTTGTGGCCACTGTGGTAGCCACAGTGATGGCTGTCAAATCTGTACCAGTTATTGTGTTGTATATGGCCGTTACCACATCAGGACTGTTGCCCAATGTGGATGTGGTGGTCACTACATTTCCAACTGTGGGCAAATGAATTGCACCAATTGGTGTAGTGGACGAAAAAGTAGTGGCTGTTTGTGTTACCACTGTTTTACTTGGAGATACCTGCGAAAGATTATAAACATTCAGTCCAGCATTGGTCAATTTTGTTGCCAAGTTACCATAGACGCCCAGACCTTGATTCAAGATGTTTTGTCCAAACACATAAACATCTCCACATTTGGTAATGTTTGTGATATCGTACATGGTACCCCAACCGGCAACAATTTTGGAGATCAAGGCTCCATTGTTGTTGATACCGTTGGTTACCAAATCTACCGGACCAGTATAGCCCAGGCCCATTTGAGCGTAGGTTTTACCTCGCAGTATGTTGACGCTGGCCACTGTATCGAAAGTATTTGATGTGTAACCATATACAGTATTGTATACATTGGCAAATTGTTGCATACCAGCAACGCCGCCAGATCCAAATGGGGCCGCCGCTTGCGATCGCACCGTGCTGGTAAAGCTGGCAATACTGGGACCAGTTGTAGTGTTACCGTAGTATACTACACCAGTGCTGGCTGTTGGAGATACATTGGCCGGGTACAGATCAATCATGTATCCTGAATTTGCCGATGAGATAGGTTGCAATGCTGTGATCAGATTGCCAAGAATGTTGGCATTGGCTGTGGCAGCATTTGTGTAGATGTTGGCCATGAATCCAAACGCAGGCTGACTCCGTAGTGTGGCTATTTCAGCCAGCAGATTGGCATTGGTATAAAGACCTTGTCCATTGATAATGGTATTGGTTGCGATTAGTTGTAGTGCTGAGGCCATAGAGGTTAAGCGCCGACGTAGGTTTTAATAGCAGGTTCCAGACACACAAGATGAAACCCACAGGTGCACTCGGCTGGATCAAATGCCACGCCAAGGTGCTCGGGTCCTGCAAGAACTCTGGGTGCTCCGCTTACTATAACAGAATCTGCACAGAGAGGATTGAATCCTGGCGCATGCGGATTTGAAAAATTACCATGCGGGGTAACATCAGACAATTCTGTAGCAACTGGACGACCTTCAATAAAGATGGTAGGAGTAATGGTCAATGCCACACCGGAAGGACCCCACAAAGGCGGAGTCATTGATCCGTGTAATATTACTGGTACCAGTCCGGCCATTAAGTGATAATTCCTGAGTTAGCTGGCTGAATACCTGTTGTGGTACGAATATAGTGATTTTCAATATCAGTAATAACTGTACCATGCATGATCACATGTTGATTTTTCAGCTCAACATTGTTATTTATATCCGCAGAAATCAGGCTCTGCATGAGTCCAAGTCCTTGTTGACTGGGAATAACAGTACAAGGACGATTTACTACAAATCCAGTGTCGGTTACTTCTACAATTTTGGCAATAATTTCATCGCCATTGACCACTTTGAAACACACGATATCTCCGGCGGAGTATCCTTTATTGATTAACATGTTTATCCTTTTAGTTGTTGAAAAAATTCGTCTGACTTCTTACTTAGTCCTTGAAATCCGCCTTCCACTAACAATTTACCATCTTGATAAATTTGTGGTACTGTACGATGTCCTTCGCCCATGATAAATTCACGTGCTTCGGTATCTTGGTCAATTCGAATTTCTTCAAATGCTACACCTTTTAATTTTAATAGGCCTTTGGCTTTGTCGCAAAATGGACAATTGGCTTTTGAATATACTGTTATCATTATTTTTACTCCTTATGCATATTTTCTGATAGTACTGGTAATAATTGGTCAACAAAATGTTGTTTTGCCTGTGTTCCTGGATGAAATCCGTCCTCATCAAAACTGTTCAATTCTATAGCAAAATCCTGTATGGTTTTTGGCTGATCATTGGACACAAATAAAAATCTATCAAAATCAATTTGATTGATCAATGACTCCAACTCAGGAACTGTTCGCAAGTGAAAATCTGGTGTGGACTTTATTACCCGATCTTCTTTACCCCAATAGTTCACGTACGAGGTAAAGTAGTATGTGATATTATTTAACTTTAAAAAATTTTGTAATTTTAAAATTTCCATCAAGGACAGATACCCGTACTGTGTCTTGTCTAAAAATTTGTAATCGGATTCAAACAACAGTCGAGCCAGATTGTATTGTTGCCAACTCGATCCAGGTTGTGCGCCGCCGGATGAAATATATGTTTGTCCGTTGACTGTGTTGCGATAGTAATAATCAGCAAATTGTTCGGGACGATCAACAATTTTATCTAACCTGGTCAGACCAGACCAACTCACAACCACAGCATCAACAGCGTTGGTCAACAGGTAATTGAAGGTGGCATCGGCTATATATCGATTGCCGCATCCATTGAGACTTAGATCAACAATTTCAAATTGGTCCTGGGGCAAAAGATTTGGCCAGCCGTTGTAGCGTATGAAGCTACAACCAACCACCAGCAATTTCACAAACTGAGACCTTTGAATGTGTCACCATCCACGTCCTGCTTGGTTCCACCAATCACATAGGTAGTGATTTCTGTTTCTTGTGGTGCTACCTGTACATCCGATCCGGCAATCCACTTCATGGTCCATGGCAAAGGATTAGATCCTGGCTTGATGCCACAATCCAACCCCACTGCGGTCATGCGCTTGCAAGTCAACCAGTCAACATATTGTGCCAACAGGACCTGGTTAAGACCAATCATACTTCCGTCTTTGAACAAGTACTTGGCCCATTCTTTTTCTTGGTTAGCAGCAGATAAAAACATGGCTGTGCATTCCGCCCGAGTTTCTTCACGGATCTTCACATAATCCGCATCATCCTGTGGTAGCAATTTTAACAGGGTTTGCGTGGACCCCAAGTGAACATTTTCGTCTCGAGCAATCAATTTAATAATTTTGGCATTGCCTTCCATCTTTTTCAACTCAGCAAATGCCCAGGAACAAGCAAAGCTGACATAGAAGCGTATGCCTTCCAATGCGTTAACACTATTCAAACACAGCCATAATTTTTTCTTGAGTTCATACATGTCAACAACCACTTGTTTGTCATTGACTGTGTGTGTACCCAGGCCCAACATGCGATACCATCCTGAGGCTTCAATCAAGTCATCGTAGTACTTGGAAATGTCTTTGGCACAGGCCACAATTTCTTCCAATTCCAACATTTCATCAAATATTTCGCTGGGGTTGGCATACACGTTACGAATAATGTGTGTGTAACTGCGACTGTGAATGGTTTCGTTGAATGCCCAGGTCTCAATCCAGGTTTCTAATTCAGGAATAGTGGCCAGTGGCAAGAAAGCCAGATTAGGCGATCGACCCTGTACCGAGTCCAACAGAATCTGACGTTTTAGATTTGACGTAAAAATATGTCGTTCAAAGTCTGTTAGTTCTTTGAAGTCCTTGGCATCACGCATGACATCCACTTCTTCAGGACGCCAAAAGAATCCCAACTGCTTGTCGGTTAATTTATCAAATTGACGATATTTTAATACGTCATAACGCTGTACTGCTGGTGTGCCATTGGTATCTAAAAATGCCAACGACTTGGTGTGATCTATCTTGTTACTTACATTAAAAACTGACATGGTGTCTCCTTAAATTACACAACTATCGCAGTCGGCTGCATCGTCGACAGGGGCCAACTCTTCACTCTTGGATAATTTATCAATGTCAATTTCACCTTGACCGTCATTGGTATTGAAATAATACAACTGCTTGCCGCCGTACTTGTAAAACTGAATAATGTCTTTGAGCATTTCGCTCATTGGGATCTTTTCATCTGCATAAAAACGTGGATTGTATGAAGTGTTTACACTGATACCTTGATCGATATATTTTTGCAATACTGCACACAGTCGTAGATATCCTTCTGGGCTTTTTTGATCCCATAGCAATTCATAACGATTCTTCAGACGACGATACTCAGGTACTACCTGTTTGAGTACACCGTGTTTGCTTTGCTTGACTGATACATAACTGCGAGGGGGCTCAATGCCGTTGGTAGCGTTTGAGATTTGTGCTGATGTTTCAGCTGGCATTAGAGCCATTAGGGTAGCATTACGCTGACCAGTGGCTTTGGTTTGCTCGCGAAGTTCTGCCCAGGGCATACGTTCTTGGTGAGGAACCAGTTCATCAATTTCTGACTTGCGTGTATCAATTGGCAATACGCCCTTGGCCGATTTCAAATCTTTCCACCGACCACAGGCACCTTGTTCAACGGCGAGATCAGCTGAAGCTTTTAATAGGTAGTAACTCCAGGCTTCAGCATACTCGTCTACAATGGCTACTGCTTCTGGACTGCTGTATGTTACATCGTTCTTTGCCAAGAAATAAGCAAAGTTGATAATACCAACTCCCAAGGGACGGAACTCTTCAGTGGCCAGTTCCGCCGCACGTACAGGATAATTTTGATAACTCAATAATGCATCTAAACCACGTACTGCCAGTTCGCACGGTTTCTGGAAGTCATGTGGGCTTTTTACATTGCCCCAATTGATTGCGCTCAAAGTACAGAGTGCAATCCTACCATCCTCGTCGTTGACATCCTTTAGTGGAACTGTTGGTAAATCAATTTCACAACAAAGGTTTGACATCTTTACGGGTGCTACACTTTCATCAAATGGACTGTGCGTGTTGGCATGGTCCACGTTTTGCAAATAGATACGTCCGGTATCTTTGCGTTCCTGCATAAAACGGGTAAACAAATCTGCGGCTTTGAATGTTTTTTTACGAATCTTTGTACTGCGTTCAGCCTTCTCATACAGCTCTTTGAAACGATCTTGATCGTTAAAGAAAGCATCATACATTTCTGGCACATCATGCGGACTAAAACAGGTAATATCGCCGCCGGTAATCAATCGCTCATACATCAATTTATTAAACTGCACACCATAGTCCATGTGACGTACACGGTTATCTTCTGTACCTTTGTTGTTCTTTAAAACAATAAGGTCTTCAATTTCCAAATGCCAGATAGGATAGTATAGTGTGGCGGCACCGTTGCGTACACCGCCTTGGCTACAACTGCGTGTGGCACTTTGGAATAACTTGTAAAATGGTACTACACCTGTGTGGTATGCGTCACCTGAGCGGATGGGCGAACCCAATGCTCTAATTCGCCCGGCACCGATTCCAATACCAGCTTTCTGACTAACATACTTGACAATGCTACTACTAGTAGCATTAATGCTATCCAAAGAATCATCTGCTTCAATAAGTACACACGAACTGAATTGCTTCTGAGGAGTGCGTACACCGGCCATAACAGGAGTAGGAAGACTAATGTCTCCAAGACTGATTGCATCATAATAATCCTTCACCCAGCGTAGACGTGTGTCTGCGGGATATGATTGAAATAACGTGGCCGCAATAAGCATATAGGCCATTTGTGGAGTTTCAAATATTTCATTGGTCACACGATTTTGAACCAGGTACTTGCCGCGCCATTGTTCCATGGCTACGTAGGTAAAGTTTTCATCACGAGCATGATCAATTTTGCTATCAAGCGTGTTCCACTCATCTTCTGAATATGTTTCCAACAGTCCGCGATCGTAAAATCCCGATGCTACATTTTTCTTTACCAATTCTAATAGTGTGCAGGGCTGGTAATCATTGTAGACCTGCTTGCGTAAGTGGTAGTTGATCAATCGACCAGCCACATATTGATAGTTAGGAGTTTCTTCTGAGATCAAATCAGCAGCACTTTTGATCAAGGTTTCTTGTATGTCGGCGGTTTTGATGCCGTTGTAAAACTGTATGTGGCTTTTGATTTCTACTTCGCTGGCGCTGACACCGGTAATTCCTTGTGTGGCCCAAAATACTACTTTGTGTAATTTTTCTAGATCGAGGTCTTCAGTGTGACCTTCTCTTTTTGTAACTTTTATTGATGTCATTGATTTCTCTTAATAATTTTCTAATTGTAATTCTGTTGCGGTAAATTTGTGTTTCAACTTCAATGTTTTGTCGAACTGTTCATTATTTACGATCTCTCCGTCAATCAAATTAAGAATATATTTCCCCTGGTTGATCCAAGCTAAATTATACTCATAACCATTGGCGGGATCTTGATAAATCCGAATTTCAATATCCAATGCTGTTTTATGCTGTGTTAATGATACAGTATACACTATACCCAGACATTTTGCAAGATCGCAGTAGATATTTTCGTCAATCAGCGACCATGGATCGGGCCATGTTTCGGCATGATCCGGATCTAAATTGTAAGGAACAAAGGGTGCGTTGGACCAAAATTCCGCTGTGTGGGACAAGGCTTCGTCAAGCGGAAGTGTGTCTAAAGTGTATCGAAATTCTCGCCAGGACCTTAGGCGATCCTCGGTTGGTAATTGAAACATCAATGTTATACTGACTGTAATCTATAATATAGTTTTGAATTAGTTCCAGCGCCGGCGCTGTTGTAATTAAAATTGGTCTGTGTAGAATTGGCTGTCATGTTAAAAGACATCACAGTTGTGCCAGTTTGCGTATATTCTTCGTCATACGATACTGCAGAAGTTGCGCTGTTGTAACTAAAACTGATACGGCCAGATCGTTGTGCTGACCCTTGTGTCATGGTATAACTAATTACACCATTGCTGGTATTGGTTGTGGTAATTGTTCCAGTGGTCGGAGTACTTGGTATTGTAAAAGCAATATTGCCTAGATTGCCCTGTTGCAACGAATTAATTTGATTGTTGATGGTGATCACATTGCCTTGCAATACTGCAACGTTGGCTTCAGTTGCATTGATCTGTCCAGCAAAACCTGCAGTAAAATCAATAATACTGAATTCTGTTAGAATCTCTGTTTGACCTTCAACTGGAGCACCTTCGGCAAGTGTTCCGTTACCGATATATAATTTACGAGCATCAATACTCCAGCCCAGTTCTCCACCGTCCAGCTGTGGAAGATCTTGCTGTAAACCTCTACGATTTTGTATTTTACTGATTTGAACGATAGCCATTGCTGTTACCTCTGTTTATTAGTGTATTTATGCTGTGTCACAAACTGTAATTCCAGTAATTTTTCAGCAAATGACTGCGTTCGTCTCGTACTACATTTTCCATTCCAGGGCCAGTAAAACCACACATGTTGCACACACGCTCGGGGTTTTTTTGCCGTTCAATCCAGGCCGCAATTTCTGCGTCGGTGGATTCTGTGCCCACTGTGGCATAGTCTTTGATATAAGGAGCCCATTGGGCAGTATTGGCAATGTCAAACGTGTTTAAGGTATGTTCTAATACTCCCATTGGAGGACATTTCCACAAGCGTCCTCGATATAGTGTTACAAATTCTTTGGTCTGACAAAAAGCATGGTTTTCTGTGTAGTATTCAGCTTGGTAATCGTACACCGGTTCCATCAACTCGCCGTGTCCACGATAGTGTACACACCAATGCAGTTTATACTGTTCGCAGGTGGTAAACCCAATTTTGGTACTGGCTCCGTTGACCACCAATCTATACCAGCGTTTGGTGTTGACTGCGTATTCGTCCAACCATAGGTCCCATTCAGCAGTATGTACTCCCGGCTGTTTTAAATGATATTCCTGTATGGCAGTTTTTAATCGATCAACGTTGTCATTTACCTTGCTAAGATACGGCTCGGTGCCAGTTTGTTTGCTGACTACCAAGCTCATACCAACATCCAGGTTGAACAATCGATCCACGTTGTCAATCAGCCGATCCAGATAGTATCCGTTGGTATTAAGGCTAATGCCCACTGTGGGTCCCCATAGTTGGCTCACCGTGGTGGCCCAATCAACAAATTCTGGATGTAGCAACGGTTCGCCGCCAAACAAGGTTACAGCCTTGGGCTCCAGTCGTTTGGCCCAAAATTCCAGCCACTCAATGCTGTCATCCAGTCTGACCAATCCCTTGATGTTTTTATGATCGCTGTGAGTCATACAGCCTTTGCAGGCCAGGTTACAGGATCTAATGATGGGAATATCAAGATGGTCGAGACGAATTTTATCCATTACACGCTCAGGTAATATAGTTCAACACGTTTGTTCCACTCGTCACAATAGTGGTCAAACTCTGCACCCTCAAGAACAAATTCCAGGTACTTGGGTGTCTCAAACACACCGGGTTCGAGCTCTTTAGGTTGACAACACATCATAATAACACCCTTGCGGATGTCGGTTCCGTACATGTTGTTGTGAGCCTGTGCATAGGCCGCCAACTGTATAAAATAGTCACCAATATATTCACGTTTTTTAACTTTGTTGCTTTGTTTGTAGTCCATGATGGCCGGTGCGCCGCCATGCACTCCCACTGAGTCAGTGGTGCCAGCATATAATCCGCTGTAGTACACAGGAACTTCTACTCCCCACACTTCGTCAATGCGTTCAAAGCCTTCCAGGATAACCTGAGCGGCCATGTACCACGAAGGCTGTGCAAACGGATTGCCAGGTAACTCTTTCATTTTGCCAGTTTTGACATAGTGTTCCAAGTAACTGTGCATACGTGTGCCGCGATTGGCAGCTTCGGTAGTGATTTGTTGGGCACGTTGCTCACCTACACTTTTTCTCCAATTGGCCAGGGCCGCTTTGGATTCTGCACTTTTGGTTCTATCCAGTATGGTAGTAACACTGGGTACCTTGCTGCCATCAGGCAAACAGTAGTGACGTTTGCCATCTATAGTGGTTCTATCGCAGGGAGTGTAGTTGTATCGAGAGATTATCATTTTATCCATTCTGAAAGTCGTGCAGCTATTAATTCATGTCCTTGTTGATTGGGGTGCGAACTGTGTGTGCCTTTGAAATATTGATTGTTGTTGTCGACCCATTTGCAACCAAACAAATCTAAAAAATTTGTATCACCAAAGTCCCAAAACTTCTTGCGATCGACACCTTTGAAATCTTGTATTTTCCAATCAACAGTGGAAAAACTCAGTGCATAGTAGTCGCGAATATTGTGTTGCTGGCACAGGGTTGACAACGCCAACGCAGTGGTATAGAATTTGAAATGATCCAGGCGATCTGAATGTATATGCTTGTAGTAAGATTCTGATGCATTGTCGCCTTCGGTTGACCCATCATGCATGACGTAGCCGCACTCGGTACCGTAGCGAAAATCAAACCTTGCTTTTTCGGGCCAGTACATGAATCTGGTCAATGCTGTGAACGAAAACAATGCCACATACTCTGTATCAACATCCACTGGCGATTCGTTGATCATGGTTTGCAGTTGCAATATCATGTGCTCAGGTGCTGTGGATATTTCTGCAAAGTTCTTGAATTCCCAGCCCTTGGTTTCAGCAATCAATTGACCGTAGGTTTTTTCTCCGGGCTGGAGATCTGCTCCCCAGGTCCAGCTGTCACCAAACGCGGCCAGTGTTGTTTTCATACTCGGAAACTTTCTCCACACCCGCAACGATCCTTTTCGTTGGGATTTACAAATTCAAATCCTTCATTGAGTCCTTGGCGCACATAGTCTATGGTCATGCCTTCCAAGTAAACAACATCCTTGGGATCGCACCATACTGTAGCACCATTGCTGTCAAATTTGTGTAGTGTAGATTCAGCCACATCCAGATATTCCAACACATAGGCCATGCCCGAACACCCAGTGGTTCTTACACCCACGCGAATTCCAATACCTTTGCCTCGCTTGGCCAGATTGGCGTTGATTTTTTTACTTGCTGTTTCTGTTATATTAATCATTTTTACTCCCACACATCAAGCGACACATAGACAACGGGTCGGTTGTGTTTTTTTCTAATATTTGGTTAAACCATTGTATACCTTGTTCCACTGTGTTGGTATTGACCTTTTTGTATTCTGCAATATCAGAAAATAAATTTCCAGACAAATAACAACAGGCATCTATTTTGCCATCAGCACCAATGTACAAAGATCTTTCAGCAGCCGATTCGCATGCAATTGCCAGGCCTTTGTTGCTGTGTAACCCAATCATGTTATCTACTTTGAGTTGTTTTTGTATAAACGTGTCGGTCAACTGTGCTGGAAAGTTGTTGTTGTTACGCATTGTAAAAATACGTTTGCCTTGTCGGTCGTAAACTGATCCAGTGTTTCTAACTGTTTCTCTAACAATAAAATTAGAAAATTTCAATTGATTTGCTCTGCTCCGAGCCTCGTCAAACTGATGTTGATTATGGTCAAATCGAGTCATGACCCAATTGGCACGTCCACCTGCTGTGATATAGGTCACAGCATTGCGTACAACCTGCTCATAGGTGGTATCCTGTCGATACAAATGATGCGTATCCTCTAATCCGTCAATACAAAAGTTTATTTCAATGCCGAGCTTGGCCAATGCTTGCCAAAATTTACGATCTCTGGCACCACCGTTGGTACTGACATGTATAAACGTTTTGCCATTGACTGTTTTTAACCAATCAATTATTTCAACTGACTCGGGATTCATAACAAAATCTCCAAAGTTGCCATTGATCAATATTTCATCTATCTGTTGTAAAAAATCAACCGACACAATGGTCTTTAATTTTTCCAAGGTTAGATTTGTTTCTTCGTACCCTCTGTTGTATGGATAGCCATTGAAATTTCTTGGGCACAGAGGACATCTGGCATTACAAAAAGAACTTAGTTCTAAATGTAACTTTCTAATGTCACTGATCTGTATCATGTTTGTTTCTGTAATCGGCTACCGCAGCCTTGATAGCATCTTCGGCGAGTATGCTACAATGTATTTTGACGGGCGGGAGCGCCAGCTCTTCAGCAATTTGGCTGTTCTTAATGCTTCCTGCTTCGTCCAGCGTTTTCCCTTTGACCCATTCAGTGACAAGACTCGAACTAGCGATCGCCGAGCCACAGCCGTAAGTTTTAAATCGGGCGTCTGTAATAATTCCAACATCGTTTACCTTTATCTGGAGCTTCATTACGTCGCCACAAGCCGGAGCCCCTACCATGCCTGTGCCAATGCCTTCCTCGTCCTTGGCAAAACTGCCTACGTTGCGAGGATTCTCATAGTGATCAATTACTTTGTCTGAATATGCCATACCTGTTCCTAATTAAAATATTTTGCCCATCTTGGGTCAATGTCTACAATTGATTCGTTCCTGACTGTGTCAAGTATTTTGGTATATCGTTTAAAACTTTCAAATCGCACTGGATCAAAATTATCTTGCTGTAGTGTAACAATGAGATTTTGTATTCCAATTTTGGCCTGTGCGCCGGCCACAGATAATGTTGCTGTCAAGTAGTCTATCAACTCAGGTCGCAGTTCTGGCGGAACATTATCTACCAGCAGTTCTTCCAAATCAACTACTATATTTAATGAGTGATTTTGGTATGCATCAGGATACTCTGCAGCAACAAATTCAACAAGATCTCGAATACTAAAAATATTATATATACTTACACACGACGTAAACAACACAATATGATGTTTGATTGTTGCAATGTTGCTTTTTACAGTGGCAAAGTCGGATCCGTGTCGTATGTAATCGTTTACTTGATCTGTGCCGTCAAGGCTCACTGCCAATGTCAATCTACGGAAACGATTCAGCACAACTAAAAATTTATCCGACAAGTGATTGAGACTGGTGTTGATTACCAAATTAACATCGGGGTTACATTCTGCCAACCGTGACAGCAACTCCAAATTGTAAGGTTCCACCAGCGGTTCTCCGCCGGCCAAATAGACCTTTTGTATGTCAGTGGTTATGGCAATATCATGTTTGGTTCTTGGATTGTCAACAGTCCAAAATTTGCCAGGCCATTGCTGTTGTAATTTGGCATATTCCTGATTGATACTGCTACTGCTTCCGCTGTTGCACATACGGCATTTGAGTGTACAGGTATTGCTGTAACGAAGATCCAGGCTGACCGGTTCAAGTTTTTTACCTTCCATAAACAATCGTACATTGTTGTCCATGGCCAATCTACCAGAGTCTGACACCAGCCAGGAATCTGTTTCTGTTTGTCTTGCGCTTCGTACACCAATATCTTCGGCCCGGTAACACACAGCACATTCGTCGGGTCGCTGACCTGCCAACATTTTTTGTCTTACAGTATTGATTTTGTCAGAGTTAAAACTGACTGCAGACTTTTGTCCCACAACGTCTGATTGCAATTGATTGCTGTAGCAACACATGTTGTGTCTACCATCATGAAATGTTTCCTGGTGGACAAAAGGCAAAGCACAAAATGTGCTTGATTGATATGATAAAGTTGAATCCAATTTATTTGGCCGGAGACTTGGGTGCCGGTAGTGGAGTTGCTGGCGGCTTGGGTGCTTGTGGTGGAGTTGCGGTCACAGGTGGGTTTTTCAAACTGTCAAACAACTGTCCTAGACCGGCTGCCATACCAGTACCGGCAATCAACATCATAACAACAAAGCAGAGTTTCTTCATTTAGTTGGCCACCAATACTGTTCGATAACAATTACAACCGGCTTCTATTAATGCTTCCCAGTGATAGCCGGCTGGTGCTGGATATACTGGAGCGGCCGGAGGCGTCTGTTGTTGTATATAAATTGGTTGTTGTTGAATAACCACTGGCGGACGAGTGGCTTCGTACACAATAGCGCCGCCCACAAATACTGGAACTGCCCAACCGTAACCTGGGTGATAGTAGTAGCGGCCGCCGCCGTAGCGCCAATGTTCAGCGTGTGCAAGAGCCGAAAAGGTCAACAGGACAACAAATAGAATTTTTTTCATGATAAACTCCTTACGCTATTATAACGTATTTATTGAGTTTGGTCAAACGTTTTGGTTACTTGGCGGCTTTGGCAGCCATTTTGCTAACAATTTTGGAAGGATCGCCTTTGGGCGCAGAGTCTGCACCCAACGGATCTGTGTCGTCTACTGTGTTTTCTGGCAAGCTCAAATAAACATATTTGATACCAGTGTGTGGATCGTCTTTGATGTCTTTGATCAGACTCTTGACTGTGTCATTTGATTTTTGTGCGGCATCGAGTGCAGCAAAATTAAAAGATTCATGTCCAGGAATACTGCGTACACGCTCGATAACTGTATCAACTGCCACTCGAGGAGTAACAGCACCAGAGTTAGCGGCTTCATTGCGAAGCCATTCAAGACTGGTAATTAGGCCAGCATCGCCGCGTGAGTCTGCTTCGTCTTCAATGACACCAAGGTCTTCAAAGATAACTTCGCGAATTTTCATTAACGACGCTCGCGGCCTAATTCTTCTTCACCGCCAACAGCAGCATCAGTGGCATCAAATCCGTCAGCATCAGCGTCCAAATCACTTTGCTCGCCTTCGGGTGCAGTTGGTTCGCCGCTCATGGATGGTAGCTCGTTGCCCAAGCCCATGTCCATTGGTTGATCAATTTGTTCACCGGCCAATGCACGTGCAGCAGTATCAGAACTTTCGCGACTTGTTGTCAATGCTTGATATAGATTGGCCAATACTGGATTCATTGCGCCCTTGAATGCGTCAGCTTGTTCGGCACCAATTTGGTCACGGATTGTGTCAACCAAGGCTGGCATCTCTTCGTTTTGCATTTTGCTTAATTTTTCAAGCATGTCCTGGATAGCGTCTACCATGCTCTTGGCAGCCAACACAGTTTCGCTACGACCCATTTCGCTTTCAAACAAGCCTTGCTCACTGGACATCCATTTGTCCAAACCTTCTTTGACCAGCATCAATTCCATGTACTTGGCATTTTTTTCTGCTGTGTGAGAACCATAAGATTTTTTAATGGCTACAATATTTTCACCCAATGCACGACTCAAACGTTCAGCTTTGGCATAGGTCAAATTATCATAGTCGATGCTGAAGCCAAAACGGCTTTCCATCACTTTGTTAATCTTTTGTGGTGTTACTTCGGTACGCATTTCAGAGAGTCTCATTTTTTATTCCTGTTATAACCAAACTTTATTATATTTAGCCGTTTTGTGTATTTTTGATATATGTTCTCGGGCCAGATTTAATCGGGTTTCCGCCAATTCTAACCTGCATAATCTTGTGTCCACGGTCACATAATCTTTGCGTTTTTGTGCTTGTTCTATGGTATAACGCAAATTTGTAACATCTGTATAGCATTTATTTATTTCTTGATCGCACAGCAGGATTTCATCTGATTTCCAGTACTGACGCTTGGATACGTAAATTGCGTAAAGTATGGCTGAAATTTTGTCTTCAAACCGATGCACGAATTCCTGATTGGGATCCATGACATCACATGTTTTGTTGGGATTGATTTTCAATTGATACAGACCAATCCGATACCCATTTTTTACAGGAACACACAAAGGAACAATGGCCTGTGTTTGCATTTTGCCAAGTTCGCGGTCAGTCCACTGTTTGATATAATCAGTAGCTACGTTGGTAAGTTCGCGTGGTATTGCTGGGCCAGTCTTTTTAGCGGATTTTCTTTTTGTACGTGATTTGCCCATTTTGATTACGACGTAGGAGTATGTCCTGTTGCGTTAGTTGATTTGCTATAATTTGCTCTCGTTCACTGAGAGTATTCTTTGGTATAACAGATTCGTGTTGGAAACGTCCTAACAAATCTGCTTGTTCGTTATTTAAGGCAATTTGAATGTTGTTGATTAATTCTACGATTTTCATTTGAAATGTGTTGCCAGTAGCGTGATTATACCTGCTATCAGCACACCTAAAATACTAGTACCGATAGTAATCAATGTTTTATTACTATCTTTGCCTACATTGTTCAAGCTGTCTTTGATATCTATGATATGCAACTCTAGTTTGTCCATGCGGTTGTCTAGATTGGATAGTTTGTTTTCCAAGTTGGTGTATCTTTCAGCACATAACTCCACATGCGCCTCAAGGCTTTTCTTTTCAATATCAGTAGATGACATAACTCGCTTTTCCTATAAGCGATGCATTGTTGATGAGCCTGTCTGTGCCTTGATAGTGAGCCTTAATGGTGCCTTGTAGCATCAACAAATATTTATGACCCGTTGGGATTTATTTGTTTGAAATAAATGTTTTTTATGGTACCATACGGATAAAAGATTGGCAACATGAATCGAGCAGTTTCTTCCAGTCCAGTAATGATAGGAACCTGTTCAAAATCCTTCATCAATGCGCCCAATGGTTGCCCCGGCAAGTCATAAACACCATTGGCTTCGATGGTCCACACCCAATGCCATACGTGATGTATACCGGTATAAAAGTCACCAAACTCAAAGCGATTCAATTCGCTTGTGAGCACCACTGGTTTTTCAATCAATTGGGGTTGTGTTCTAAGACCCATGCATTGCACAACTGTTTCCCAGTTGCGTTGCTGATCACGTTCCAGCTCGTCGCTGTTGCCGCGAATGACTCCAGTGGCAGTGATGTCCACCAGACTGAGTCCTTCAAAGAAATATATTCCAGGATTTGACATGATACACATATTTATCGGCCAACAAAAAAGGCAACATAAAGTTGCCTTTTTGTTTTTAGTTTAACTAAAAATTAAGCAGTAGCTAGTTTGAAGTTTACAGAACCAACAACTGTTGCTGTGTTAGCCCAAACGTTACCAGTACCTAGGTTTGCACTTAGGTTAGCTGTTAAGCCTTGGATACGTGATTGTAAACCAGCAGCAACTAAAGTTGAGCTGTAAGCATCTGCGCCTTCTGATGTAGAAGTAGCTGCAGAAGCTGTTGAAGCACCAGATGCTTCTAACAATACACTTAAAGAACCAGTGTTAACCTGGTACATTGTGATTGTACTGTCTAGAGCGATACTGCGTAGAATTGTTTCTACTGGACCACCTGTGTTCAAGTCACTGGCAGCAAAACTCTGACCAGAACCTAATACTACTGAAATTGCGATTGGGTTTTTTGTTAGACCTGGAGCAACGATGTTGCCAAGTGTACCTAAACCTGTGTCGACGTTTACTACGCCGTTTGCATCACCTGCGTAACGTGTTTGGATTGCCATTTTTAAATCTCCTTAATATATGTGCATCTCTGCATACTTTTATTTATGCTGAATACAAAAAAAGCATATCAAGATGCTTTTGTTGTGCATACAGTATTTAGCCCATTTTGGCGAACAAGGCCTGACTAAAAACTCCTCTGTGTACCAGTTTTACCGGTCCTTCTGGAGTGCTAAACACAAATCCTTCGCCGGCAGGTTGACCGTTTACATACTGGCCAATTCCCTGTACCTGTTGTTCCAACTGTTCTGTCAAGTTGATCTTGAACTGATATACTGCGTTCCACACAGCAAAAAGTGCCGGCAATCCTTGAGGATGTTGATACAGGTATCCGTCTTGATTTTCTCCCAGTAAGAATTTACGCAACTTTTGTGTGGTATTGGCAGTTTGCAACCAGTCAGCAAATTCTTGTGTGGTTTGTCCAGTAATTTTTTTGTTTGCATATTGTTTCAATATCACACGTGCTTTGTCATCAAGACCTGACAAAAACTCATCTATCTGACTTGAATATTTTTTCAATGTGGCAATGGCTGTTTTGTGTACCTGTACTGGATCATTGAGTGTAAATTTAATATTGGCGCTGGGAGTCAAGATTGCCACCGGAGCATTGAAGTTGAGACCTTGACCGTTCCAGGGCTGTGGTCTTGCTTGACGATCAGCCAAGTATGTGTGTACCACAATACCGCCTACCTTGCCGGCTATCTGTTGTCCAAGCGCACTTTTGACTGGGATATGATATTCTACCAAGTTGGGTTTGAACACAAATACACCCTTGACTGGTTTTAGTGGTGTACTCCACAAAAGGTCGCCCCAAAAGTATCCAGGCACATTGCCCACTGCTTGATCCAGGCCGGCCCAGATATTGTTGATCTGCTGATACAGATTGCCGCGATCTTTGCCGCGATTCTGATCATACCGTACCCAATCCTCTGGACTGGTCACTTGTCCATGTGGTTTGTCAAACATGTACTTGTCCATCACAGTGAGCTGTCCGTCGGCGTTGCGGCCAAACAGTAGTGCAGGAAAGCCGTCCCATTTGATTGTGAGATTGCCAGGATTTTTGATTACCCAACTCAAAGCAGCAACCATACGTTCAGCTGGAGCAGTACCTTCAAATATAGCATCTTCGGGGTGTGGTGTGCGAGCTGGAGCACTGGCAACTTCTAACAGTATTTCGTTGAGAAAATCCAATTGCATTATAATTTTTCTAATTCAGAATTTAAAAACTGTTGCATTTCAGCTGGTGCGGCTTTGGGTTGAGGCCCAAGTTGTACCCAGATATTTTGTTTGTTCAACAGGTAATCGCGCTTTTGATAACGCATGGTCAATGGATTGGATTTGACTACCGTCAGTCCTGGAACCAATGGATCAACCACTGACCCGGCTCCGGGTGCGGCATCAGCAGCTGGCTCTGTCTGAGCCTGTTGTGCCTGTGCCACTTGATCTGATGGCAATGGCTTGGGCGGTTTGATCAAGCTGGCGCCAAATTTTAATTTGTCGAGCTTGTTTTTCCAAAGTGCGCCAGCACCGGTGCCAACTATGGGTTTACCATTCTTGGTAATTTGAAATGCTGCTTCTGCAATAATCTCATTAATCTTCACTGCGAAATCTCCTGACGCCACGCTTGAATTTTTCTGGATCTTGACCGCGGATACTGTTGAGTAGTCTGCGTTCTAATTCATCTGCTTGCTCAGGTTCGTAGTGTTCACGAATATAGTTGATTAGATTGATAGCGCCGGCAATCACATTAACGGCACGACTTTCCACAAGATTTTCACGATCTTTGTGGGTAATTAGTGTGTCTAATTCGTCAAGTATGCTACGGGCTCGCTTTTGCAAGATTTGCTCCAGGTTATGATATATTTATGGAGGTCTATTCTGTTTTGGCCTTCAAACCGGCCAGCATCTGCTTGAGCTTGGTGCTTTCTACTGTGGCTGTGGGCGGAGGTCCTGCGTCTTTTTCTACGTTAAAGCCATCTTTTGCTTTGCCTTCCCAAGACGTTGCTGGTGCCACAGTGGTGGTAGTTTTGATTGAATTCAATATGTTGGTCGAGGGTCTATATCCACTGTTGCTGTCCTGTCCTTCTTCGCCGGGGTCAGTGATACGCATGGTTTCAATGTTGTATTCCAAGTCAATCTTTTGTCCTACACCTGTTGAGCTACGTGACTTCATACACTGAATTTGATAGCGTCCACGTTCTTTCATAGCACGGCTTGTAAAGATACCAAACACGTTGTCCGCAGTATTGATCTTTGAGATACCACCAGCAATATGACTGTGATCAAATTCAATTTCTTCCACAGCTGATCGATTCAACTGCGAAGCTGTTACTAATAATATGCCCAGTTCTTGTGACAAGTTACGCAATTCTTCTGCTACGTATTTGTCTTTGATAAACTGATCATTGGGATTGACTTTGACACTGACCGGCATGACCAAATCCAAATAGTCCACCATCACAAAGTCAACTTTGATGCCAGTTTGTATTTGTACTTCTTTTAGATATGCTCGAATATCGTTTACGTTGCTCTGTGCTGGCAAACTTTTGATACGATACTGTCCGGCCTTTTTACTGACCATTTTGACTTTGAGTGTAGTTGTATCTATGTCTTTGCGAATGTCCTTGGTACCTGTACTGGTCAACATGGCATCTGTACGCAACGCAACCAATTCTTCACTGAGTTCTAAACTGACATATACCCCACTGAGGCCGGCCTGTAACCAACTCAGAGCAATGTTCATCATGACCAAACTTTTTCCTGAACCTGATCCGCCGGCAAAAATATTAAGTTCTCCACGACTGAATCCGCCATATAAGATCTTGTCCATAGTCGGCCATCCAGTTGACACTTGTCCGCCTGAATTGTAATAACGATCAATACGTGCCTTGGGATCGTCAAAGTAATCTGTACCCATGTCCTTGGTCAAACTGATCTGTACTGCATCTTTGATCAGTTTTTCTACCGGATCGTAATCGCCTTCTTCCAACAAGTCTGCGGCTTTGAGAATAGCTCTGCTGAGTTCTTCCTTGCGACTGAACCCTTCGAACTCGTTCATGAACCACTCTTGGTGGCCTTCTACTGCGTCTGGAATTGGTCGTAGCTCTACTCCTGTTACTGCCTTAATCTGTTCATAAGTGGGCAGAGTTCTGTGATCTGTGCTGTGTTGCTGTATAAACTTGGCCACATCACGCAGGCTACGATCAAAGTTTTCAGGATTGTAGATATTTTGCACACGAACAAAAGTCTGTGCGTCCTGCATCATCATTTCTAAGAATAACTTTTGCAGTTCTGGTGTGTAATCTTTGCTCACAACTGTTCCTTTAGTTTTGGTAATATAGAATTTTCAAAATAGTATTGGTTGCCTTCTGGGCCGTGGTGTCCATTCCATCCCCACTGCTTGAAATCCACTGGCTGATTTATATTAAAATTTATGCTTGTGTAGGTGTTCTCAAAAATTATATTTCGATCATGTGCCGAACAAAGATCAAATACTGCCTGATGTGGTGGCCAAACAATATGTTTGGTAAAGGTGCCGGCCAAACTTATGATAAGATAGTTTGCTCCAACCGAATCCAACCAGTTGTGCAACAAAAAAATTGTACGCAGGGCTTGTATCTCTGTCCAAGTGCGATCGGAATATACCACAGTTGGTTTATCGTCCATAAAACTGATATCTCGTAGGTTTTTAAAATACGGACTTTCTATCAGCGATACTGCTCGTGTGTTGGTATCAATTGAATGATACTTTTTTACTGGCTCAGTTTGATCAACCACTGTCCATCGTTCCAACGGCGGCACTCCAATCAAGAAAAAATCATTTTTCCAATCGTATTCGGCTTGATGGCTGACCAAGTTATGGCACACTGAATCAAAACTGCTGGCAGCCCAGGAAAGATTCTTTATGGTATTAACACCAAGATACCGACCGGTCAGCCACCAGAACGAATCAGCAAACGGCACAAGATAATTTGGTTGCGATACACTACTGCCAAACATCCACAAAGTGTTGAATTTTTTCATATCAGCTGGCTGATCCTGTTGTAGACTGCTTGATTACCAGTCAAATCAAGATGATTGATATTGCCCGGATGTTGTTGTTTTATGTCACTGATAGATGTGATATTTTGGTATGCAATATCAAATCCTGTGCAATTCAACACTGGCGTGCCAGTTAATACTGTGTTGATTTTGTCAACCATCAACTGCCACATGTCTGTTTGGTACTGTTGATCAAAAAAGTGTCGGTAGTAAACGTCGGCAATAGATCGCCAACTTTTATTTGAAAATGCATCGCTGATCAACATGTCACAAGTTTTATGAGTGGGTATTTTTCTGGTAGGGTAATCCACAGCGTTGGGCACATAAATCCTGTCAGGGTTGGTATGAAAAACTATCACTTGATCTGACTGCTGTATTGATTCCAAATTGTCAATCATGCTTTGGTAAATTCTATATTCACTGCTGCCACGTTGGCTGTAGTTGTGTACTGTGGTGTTCTTAGACAGCAAATCAATCCAACTGCCGGTGTCTGCGTCAGCACTAAAACTGTCTCCCAAGATTGATATTGTCATGATTAATTATACAATTTCTTTCGACGCAACTCAATCTTTAATCGACTTGTTTCTCGAGCCGCCAAAATGCTTTTCAACACAAACAACTTGCCATACTGTTCTACTGCTGCACCAATGTCCTTGCAATCTTGTTGCCAAATTGGAAAACTAACTGACCATCCATATTCTATTGCGGCATCTACCAGTCGAGCACCAGCACGATCAGTATCGGGAACCACAATCACTTCACGACCCAGGCTGTCAATGATATCTGCTTGCTGTTCTGAGCATTCATTGCCTAAAATAGCTACACCATCTATGGCCATGGCGTCAAATGGTCCTTCACACACTATCACAAACTTGGCATTGGGTCTTTGCTGATCTGTATTGAAAACATAACCAGGTTCGTGGCTGTTGTAGTATTTGGGCTTGATGCCATCATACAGGGCACGAGCTGTATAGCCAATGATTTGATTGCGCCAAGTAAACGGAACAATCACACGGCGATTCAAATTGTTTTGCTTTTCTGGAGTCCAATAAAATTCATAACGACCTAAATCAATTCGACGACTGGCTGTGTATACAACACCATCATGGAACTCTCGAGGTACCGCACGATCATCATTCAAAGTGTACCAGCTTTCCCAACCAACAAATGTCTGTGCTTCCTCAGGCAAGGGTCTGGCACGAAAGTTGATGGGTTCAGCTTCTTCCACTTCTACCAGAGTCTCAGGAGCTACCAGTTCACGTATACGAATAGCATCTATAACCAGGCGTTTGACAGTACCTTCATCAGCACCCAACCAACTTAATAGTTTGCGGAACTTGTAAGTCAAGTGACGACCGGGTACATAGCTGGCTTTAAAATTACAATTAAAACAATGATAGCTTGTACCACCATCTGCGTTCATAACTAATCCACCTCGGCCACGTGTGTCTGCTGATTCGCCATTATGGATGCAACAGGGTGCGTTGAAACTTATCCAACCCGAAGCAGCGTTGGTTTTACGTTTATGCGGTAATATTTGAGTTACCGCGTCGCGAATAGAGTTCAACATTCTGTACAGTATACAGGATATTTTGGTTTAGGTCAA